CTTAGCTTTTTGTTATGAGTGGCAAGGTTACAAAAAAGATGGTGCTAATCATGAAACACATATTCCAGTTGCAGTAGATGGCACATGTAATGGATTGCAAGTATTCTCATTATTATTGAGAGATGAAGTTGGAGGTGCAGCAACTAATCTAATACCTTCAGATAAACCTCAAGATATTTATGGAATTGTAGCTGATAGAACTATTGAAGCATTACAAAATGAAGATAGTGATGATTACTACCACCCAAAATATGAAGTATCTAAAAAATTACTAGCACAACAATGGTTACGATTAGGAATAAATAGAAAACTTACAAAGAGACCAGTAATGGTTGTGCCATACTCAGGGACTTTACATGCTTGTAGAGAATATATTGAGAAGTATGTTGTTGATGAAGTAAAAGAGCATGAGTGGGGTGATGAGTTATTTTTTCCTACTATGTATCTAGCTAGAATTGTTTGGGCTCAAATAAATAGAACTGTAATTAAAGCTAGAGAAGCTATGGACTGGTTACAAAAAGTAAGTCGTCTTGCTTCTATGGAAGACTTACCTCTTAACTGGAGTACGCCTTCAGGATTTATTGTTCTACAACAATACAGAGAAGTAAGAACAAGAAGAATAGAAACAAAACTTGGTGAAGGTATAGTTAAACTTGCTGTTGCTACAGAAGAGGGCACTAGACTTTCAAGAAGAAGACAGCGCTCAGGTTGTAGTCCTAATTACATACACTCACTTGATAGCTCAATGCTTTCACTTGTAACATGTAAGATGAAGTCTCAGGGCGTAAATCATTTTGCAATGATACATGACAGCTACGGAGTACACGCAACAAATGTTGACCAGCTATCTAAGAGTTTAAGAAGAGTTTGTGTAGATATGTTTGAAGAAGATTTACTAGCTAAATTTAGAGATGAGATACACGCAATGCTTAGTCCAAGAAACCAAAAGAAAATACCACCACTACCAGAAAAAGGTAGTTTGGATTTAGATAAAGTTTTGGAATCTGACTATTTCTTCGCCTAGATTGTCGTACTTGTACTATTAACCGACACCTTATGATTAAGCTAAACAATCCAAACATAGGAGAACTATGAAACAAGAGAATATAGTTACACCTCAAGGAGTGCTGGTATACCCACACTTAAATAAAGCTGATACTAAGTTTGATAAAAACGGAGTATTTAAAAGTGGCTTGAGGTTAGAAAAAGATTCTTCAGAAAATTTAATAAAACAAATTGATGAAGCGATAGAATTAAACGCTGCTAACGAAACTGAGAAAAGAAAAAAGTCAGTTAAGGTAGCACCACCCCCTTACTCAGAAGATGAGGAAGGTAATATTGTTTTTAATTTTAAATTAAAAGCTAGTGGAGTGCGAGCCAATGGCGAACAATGGTCACAAAAACCAGTTCTTTATGACTCAAAAGGAAATGTGTTTGACCCAAAAGATAAAATAGTTTGGGGTGGCACTATTGCTAAAATTGCATTTCAAATAGCACCTTATCATGTTGGCTCTATAGGAGCTGGCGTATCTCTTCGACTAAAAGCTGTTCAAATCCTTAACTTAGTTACTGGTGGCAATGACTCTTCTTCTTTTGGATTTAAAGAAGAAAGTGGTTTTGTTGCTGAAACTGAAGAAGTTAGTGAAGAAGAGAAAGCAACCTCTGACTTCTAATTTCCGTTCAGGATTAGAAGAACGAATAGCAAAACAATTAAATGATTTAGGGGTCTCATACGAATACGAGACCCTTACAATCAATTATACAAAACCAGAAGAAAAGGGAAGGTATACGCCTGACTTTACATTACCAAATAAAATTATTGTTGAAGGTAAAGGTCAGTTTGTAACTTCAGATAGAAAAAAACATAAATTAATTAAAAAAGAGTTTGGTAACAAATACGATATTAGGTTTGTATTTAGTAACTCCAAACAAAAAATCGGTAAGAAATCTAAAACCACTTATGCAGATTGGTGCATCAGGTATGGTTTTAAATTTGCAGATAAAGAAATACCTCAATCATGGATAGAAGAATAAATTATGCCTAGAAAAATAACAGATATGATTTTCGTACATTGCTCGGCTACGAAACCATCAATGGATATTGATATAAAAGATATTGATAGATGGCACAGGGAGCGAGGCTTCCTAAAAGTCGGTTATCACTTTGTAATAAAAAGAGATGGCACTTTGCAAAAAGGCAGAGACTTAATGGAAGCTGGCGCTCATGTAAAATCATACAATCACAGGTCAGTAGGCATAGCTATGGTCGGTGGAGTTGCAGAGCATGATGTTAATGTACCTCAAGATAATTTTACAGAGCCACAATGGGTTACTCTCAAAAACTTAGTATTAGAATTAAAAGAACAATTCCCTGAAGCTGTAGTCAAAGGACATAATGAAGTAAGCTCAAAAGCTTGTCCATCATTTGATGTGCAGAAATGGTTAGTAGAAAAAGAAATAATTAAAGTAGCTAAGATTACTACTGATGAAGAAAAACAATTTCTCGAAGAAAAGCGTGAACAATTTAAGAAAGAACATGAGGCTAGATTTGCAGCACAAAGAAAAGAATAACATATTTATACGACATGAGCCTTGCCCTGATTGCCAAAAGGTAGGAGCAGATACAACTGGAAATAACCTTGCTAGGTATTCTGACAATTCTGCTTACTGCTTTGCATGCAAGTATCACGAAAAAGGAAATGATAGTATGGTTGTAAGTATCAAGAAACCAAAAGAAGTAAAATTTTTACAAGGTGAATATAAAGATTTACCTAAAAGAAAAATTACTAACGAAACTTGTAAAAAGTTTCAATATCAGGTTGGTGATAAAGTACACATATCAAATTATTTTAATAAAGATTTAGAACTACAGGCACAACACATACGCTATCCAAACAAAGATTTTAAATGGATAGGTAATGTAAAAAATATTTTACTATATGGTCAGCACCTATGGCGTGATGGTGGTAAAATGGTTGTTGTTACTGAAGGTGAGATAGACGCATTATCAATATCACAATATGTTTTTCAGAATAGATTTCCTGTTGTTAGTATTCCTAGTGGTGCTGCTTCAGCACATAGTTACATTGCAGCTAATATTGAATGGTTAGAACAATTTGACCATGTAATATTTTGTTTTGATAATGATAAACAAGGTAAAGAAGCTGCTATCAAATGTTCAGCATTACTAACTC